TGCTATCCCCATTAGACTCCACAGATTCAGGTGAGTTATTTGGAGGTCAGGTTTTATTAAAAGAGGCTTGGCATTTTATAGGTGATGAGTTATATATAACTACTTGGGCAGGTAAGGTACTACTACAACATACAGTGGCACCTTATGATTTCATACCACTGGTAGGGTTTCAAAACTATCAAGATGAGCATCATTTTTGGGGTAAGGGAGAGCCTGAGATAGTTGAGCCATTGGCTGTAGGTACAGCTATATTACTATCACAGAGTTTGGACAATATAATTTTACATGGAAACCCTGGTTGGGTAATGAGCAAAACTATGGCTAAGAATGTGAACAACAGACCTACCAATAAGCCTGGTCAAGTATTTTATACTAATGGTCCACACGAAAGAGTCGATCGCTTACCAGCAGGTAATATATCATCATCTAATCTGCCACTAGCACAATATATGATGCAGATGGTTGACTCAGTAAGTGGTGTCCACGATATTACTCAAGGAAGAAACCCATCAGGTGTTACAGCAGGTAGGGCTATTGCTCAATTGCAAGAGGCATCTCAGCAGGTAATAAGAGCCAAGGAAAGGGAGGTTGGTTCAGATTCAATAATTGATATTTATAAACACACACTTAGTATTCTAGCCAACAACTATGAAGAGGCTATTCAGATTAGAAAGCCAACTGAAGGTGGTTTTGAGTTTATAAAGATAGAGCCATATCAGTTAGAGGCTCTTTTAGACTTTAAATATGTTCCTGGTTCTAGTATGCCAGAGTCAAAGGCACAGAGAATTGACCAAGCGCTAGACTATGTGCAGTTGGGTCTTCTTACACCAGAGCAGTTTTGGAAGTGGCACGACAGAGATATATCCAATGAAATATTAGATGAGATGATAGAGCAAAAGAAGGCAATGGAGTTTATGAAAGAGCAGGATAATAAAATCATAGAGGGCTCTACAAATGAAGATGAGATTGCTGAGGCACTATTAAGGAGAAGGGTAATGATGGGACAGATGGAGGGAGAAGATAGTGGTAAAAAATAAATCTAGTCTTAGAAAACGTGGAATAACTACACTTAAGCAATGGTGTTTAAGTAATGGGTATAATGGAGTGACAAAGGAGTGTGTTATGTCTGCTACCCAAAGTAATGACCCTAAACTACAGAGTATGGGTAAACAGGCTGTCTTACAAAGGGTGGCATCAGAACAGGAGAAATCATAATGGCAGATAAGAAAAAGAAAAAAGATATGAAAAAGTTTATTAGTCGCAGAAGAGCAGGTAGAGGGACAAAGAGCCCTCAATATACAAGAGGATATCCTCAGGCAATGGGGGATATTGTAGAGCACACTTATGGTGAGGGTAAAAACTTTACTACAAGTGATGGCTCAATTAATGAGATAGCATCTTTAGCATATGCTGATAAAGGTAACTCAACTGCTCTTTATTATCATACAGGAAATTTAAAAGTAACAGCATTAAATAGAGGTAATATTGTTGGAACTAATGCAGATGCCTCTGATGTTGCGACAGTAGCAGGTAAGAGCAGAGCTACAATACCACTTACACATGGTGGTTAAAGATTTTTAGCAAACAAAGGACCAACTCAGAAAGGAGCGTCTAAAATGCCAAATCCATACAATGATGTGGAGTTAACAGAAGAAGACAAGGGTACATTATATAATGAAACTGAATCTTCATCTGAAGTACCCAAAGAGGAATCTTCAAGTGAAGCAAATGAACCAGAGGGTAGCGAAGAAGAGAAAGAAGAGTATTCTTTTGAGTTAGATGGGAAAAAGTATTCTAGTGAGGATATTTTAAACTGGAAGAAAGACTCAGATAACAAAGAAGAGTGGCAAAAGTCAAATACTCAGAAGGCTCAGGAAATCGCAAAAGTGGGAAAGTTACTAGATAAGTACAATAAAGATGATGAGTTCAGTCAGTATATCAAAGATTTTTTCTATGATAATCCTGACGAGCTTAAGTCTTTGGGTTTAGAGGACCTTAAATTAATACAAGAAGAGTTAGACCAACCTGAGAAGGAGTCTAGCAATAGTATTGAGGAACGTCTTGATAACCTAGAGCTTGACAAGAGGGTAGCAGGTCTAGAGAATCAACTTGATTCAATTATGGCTAAAAACCCTGAGTTCTTTGAAGATTCAAAAGCAGAAATGAAGTTTCTAGATTTTGTTGAAGATAATGAGATGATAGATTTAGATGAAGCATTTTTGCAATGGTCTTATCCACAACTTAGAGGGCAACTCGATCACTATAAAAAGTTAGGAGAAAACAAAAAGCGAAATCAGGGCAAGGTGGTGCATAATGCAGAAGTAGGGGCAAAGGATGTTTCTACACCACAGAGGCCTACAGATTATAAGGATATTAATATGAATAATCCTGATGTCGCTAAATACTTTGAGTAGAAAGGAAGGATAGATAGATGGCAACTCCATCAACAACGATTAATTGGGATGCGTTATCCTCGTTAACTCGTGATAAATTCTTACCTGTTCTAGTAGATAATATCTTTAACTCTAACCCTTTAACTGTTAAGCTACTTGCGAATGCTGAAAAGTTAGATGGTGGAAGAAAGATTATTACTCCACTTGAATATGCTAAGAATGGTGCTCAAGGCTTCTACTCTGGATATGATGTATTGGATACAACACCATCAGACCCTGTAACATCAGGTGTTTGGGATTGGAAACAGGCGTATGCTAACATCTCCATATCTGGAGAAGAGGAATTGAAAAACTCTGGTGACAGTATGGTTCTGTCACTTTTAAAAGCCAAAATGAAGAATGCAGAGAGTTCTCTGAAGGATTTATTTGGTGACAAGGTGTTTGGAACTGGGTCAGCGGCTCCAGCATCAAATGAAATAACAGCCCTATGTGGTCAAGGTACAGTTGATAATAGTACAGATGAAGCATCTGAATCAGCAGTCATTGACTATGCAGGTTCGTCAATGGTTCACGCAGGAGGTAATATTGATAACTGTGTTATAGGTTACAATAGGTCATTAGGTGGTGTAGACAGTGATAGCAATAGTTGGTTTGAATCTAAGTTTGCTTCATTTGCCGCTGATGGAACTCCAATTACATCTAATGCTGATTTTGGCGATTTGATAACTGTAGAAAATGGTGTTAGTGCAATCACAAAGAGAATGACTAGATTGTATGGCTCCTTAACTATAGGCAACGATCAACCAGACCTTATTATATGTCCTCAGGTTATTTATGATGCATATGAAACAGGTTTACAAGCAAACAAGCGTTTTGAGAGTGCTGATGCAGGACTAGGAAACGCAGGTTTCTCAACATTGAGATTTAAGAACGCCGCTGTGGTAGCAGATTCACACTGCCCAGATGGAACAATGTTAATGTTGAACACTAAGTACTTAGACTTCAAAGTCCACAGTAAGAGAAACTTCTCTTTCCAAGACTTTCAGAAGCCTATTAACCAAGATGCAAGGACAGCCAAGATTTTCTGGATGGGTCAGTTAGTATGTACTAACCCAAGAATGCAGGGAATGATCGTTGGTGGTCCTAGCTCATATTAGGAGGGATGAATAATGGGATTATATAGTTTTCCAACACACGTTAGTTTAACATCTGCTCCTAGTGGTATAGATACTACTCAGGTGTACAATAATGGTCAATTAGGATTTACAAGCGATGGTAAAGGATATAGATATGTAGAAGTTGATGTAACTGATGCTGTTGATTGGGCTGTTGGTCATCCAGTAGGGTGTATGCAAGATGCGACTGATTTTACTGTAACAGCAGACCAGTCAGATTCTTTAGTACCTTGTGGCATTGCACTTGATGTGATAGATGTTTCAGAATACTCATCACCAATATGGGTATGGATTCAGGTAAGTGGTTTAGCAACTACAACAGCGACTAATGCAGATATAACAGGTGGACAACCTCTTATATGGTCAGGTGATGGAGTTGTTGACCACTTTGCAGATGGTGGCGAAGAGTTGGTATTTGCTCACGCTGTAACTCATACAGGGACAGCAACTGCTAACTCAACTTATGTAATATTGCATATTTTATAGGGCATTATTATATAAATAACAAATTGGGGCTTGGGCAACTGAGCCCCATATTGGAGAAAATAAATGACAGGAAATGAAATGCTAACTGCATTGCAGTTTAGGTTAGAAGATGATACAAGTAATAATAATTTTTCATCAGAACAGAAGTTGGGTGCAATAAACTCAGCTACTAAAGCGATCGTAGCAATGGTAAGTATTGGTATGTTGCCAGATTTGGTTACAAAGACTGATTCAGGCACCCTATCAACAGAGAGTGTTACAGGGTACAAATATAAAGACCTATCATCAGTTTCATTAACAAGAGGTATAGATGGAATTTTAAAGGTCTATGATGATACAAATGATGTATGGGCAACAATAGTTTCACCTTTAAATTTTCAGTTTGATTCAGCATCATCTAAATATGGGACAATGGCCACAGTTATGGACAATAAATTATATATAGTGCCTTCATCGTGTACTAATGTTGATATATGGCACCTAAAAGAACCAGCAGATATAGCCGCTAGTGGAGATGAGATAACAGAGTTTGACCCAATTTTACAGGACATAATAGTAGACTTAGCAGAGTCTGAGCTTTGGAGAGCAGACAACAGAAATGAGAGAGCAAATGCTCCATACCAAAATGCAATATCAAAAATAAACCAAATTAACCAAGGTTATTAAATGCCCCAGAAAAGACTAAATTTATCTGGAGGACTCAATACTAGAGATGATGAGAATGCTGTTGGATTTGATGGCTTTACAGTCCTAAAAAACACAAGGCACGAGGGTATGGGGAGCATAAAAAAGAGGTTTGGAACCACTAAGGTTTCAGGTTCTAATTATGACTCAAAATCATTAACTCAGCTACAATATTTTGTACACGAAAAACTTTATTCAACAAAAATAACTGCATCAAGTAATAATATAACATTTAGTGATACATCTAATACTATTGCTTTTGACTCAGACCCTGGTTTATATGCTCATTTTAAGGTTGGTGATGTTATTTTGATGGAGAGTACAAACTCTACATTTTTGAAAAATAATTACAGACCAGGGACGATCAAATCAATATCAAATACAAGTGGCTCACCAGGTTGGACAATAGAATTTGAAGAATCATATGTGGTTATAGTTGGTGGTACACAGAGTGGAGACCATCTAACTATAGGCTATGGATATATGGATGGCACAGCAACCTATGACACAGAGCTTATTACTTCTGACCAAGACAAAACATTTGGTCTATCAGGGACAGGCAACTGGGCTGAGTACAGGCCTGATGGGGACCATGTAACATTGTCTAAATATAGCGCAGGGGGTATTGAGGCTCTAAAGGTTGAAATAGTAAGTGGTAATGCTGGTTATAGATATGGTGCAACACTAGCAGATGAATTTATAGATGGTGCTGGTGGTGCATATCCAGTAGTTAAAGGTGGATGGTATGCTATTGAGTTTGATGTATCCTCTGATGGTACTTCAGGAAATGACCATCAGAAATTTATTAGCTTTTATGGGCATACATTTAACCTTGGGAGAGTTCGTAGTGAAGATTTTGGAAGTAATGGGTATACTGAGTATACAGATGTTGGAAGTACCTATAAAGTTTTTTGTCCTGCCCTTGATGATACAAGTGGCTTAACAGTATATGTTAAGGGTACATCTGCCTTTGATACAATATATGATAATTTTAGTGTTAAAAGAATAAAAGCCCCTATGCTATTCCCCTACACCTCTGCAACTCAAAAATATGAAGGTGAGGCTTGGGTTGGTGTATATGAGGTTTCAGATAATAAACTTGTGTCCTTGGCCACAGGCTCTATAGACACTGATGAGGCTACATTTGGAGACCAAGTTGTTATAAAGGATTATGGGGATAACTCCAGTGATTATCCAGTTGATGCTAGTGTCCACAATAAAGCTGTGAGATTTTCTGGTGGGCATGAAGCAGAGCCATCAATTTTTACTTATGTAAACAGGGCTCATTTTAATAATATATTTGAAACACACCCTAATGGATATTATTTTGGTGCATCAGCAGGGTGGAAATTTGATGATTCAAGGGCAGGAAAATCACCAGTTACTGTGGCATCAACTTCAGTTATAAGCCCCTTAGATGACTCAACCCTTAGGGATTCCAGGTCAATAGGCTCTCTTAATTTTTTAGATAATATATACTACTATAAAATCATACCAGTTTATGATGGAAATGAAGAGGCAACACTAGAGGACAATATCACAGGTGGCAACTATGACTTTACATCTTCAGAGGTTCCCCCTAACCCAAATAATCCTAATAAAAATATCGCTATGTTTACAGCAGATTTTACTTTAAACACATTAAACCCTAGGATAAGCTCCTTTAATGTTTATAGGTCAACAGATACAACAACATGGAATAAGATTGCCACTATTAATGCAGGTGGTGAGGATTCTAATGCATTTAAGTTAACAGATGGATATGTTACAAATGGAAAGGTATATTTTAGTGGTTTTGGGGTAACAATTTCTGATAACCCTGCTACTGAATATTATACAGCAGAAGGGATTGCACGAGACACACTATACGCTCATGTTGATTTCTTATCAGGCCAAAGGATTATAGTTGATGGCATTACACTTGGCTGTGAAGATAATACTGCTGTTTCTAATACAGATGCTTGGGATGTCTGTACACTAGATAATGATGATGGTGCATCTGGTGGAGTACATAGTGCTATGCAAGATTCAACAAACTTATCTGTTGGTAGTGATTGGGTAGACCAATATGGTCACAGTAAAATGTATAAATTTAATGAGCCTATTCAAGACACAGGTATGGTTACCTGCTTAAATGATGATGGAAGTGGTGGCTCTCTTACAGGTGGTGTTTGTATACTTACAACATATCACACCTGTGCAGATGGAGACCTTGGCTCAAAGGAAACTTTAAATAAAATGGATTGCTCTGAAGTTGGTAATTTAGATTTTGCAAAATATGGTGGTTTAGGTGGCTCTGATGCAGAAACAAATGTTACAGATTGGAGTGTTTATGGTGAGGCTGGTATATATGATGGCTCATACAATGAAACTATAAACCCATCTCAACATCTAAAATTTGTTGGTGATGGTGCTGAATTGACATTTAAATGTGGTATTGGTACTGGGACTACAGGGTCAGATGTTATGTACGATCAAACAGTTGGAGATTTATCTCAAAATTGGGACACTGACCAGGCTTCTAGTTATAGTGGGCAAGAGGGTATTCCTGCTGTAATAGGTTTTTGGGTTAAGGCAAAGAACTTTGATGCTGATACAACTTGGGAGATATGGGTAGACTCTGCTGATTCTCACGTGGCTGGAGGTGGTACAACACTGGTACAATTAGTATCTGGTGTGGGTAATCTAAATAAATGGAGATATGTTCAAAGGGAGTTTACACCAACACATGCAACAGGTAATAGGCTAATGGTGCACGTTCAATCTGGAAAAAAAGGTGAAATATTATTAGACAAAGTATTCTGTGGTCAGCTACAGAACCCTACATTGGGAGAGCATACAGTATATCATCTAGATGGTAGTAGAAAGGTTACATTAGGAACCTCTATTTATCAGTCAACATTGTTTAATAATGAAAATTTTGGTGATAGTGAGTTTAGGGGTGGTATTTGGAGCTCAAGTTTAACGAGTCATAGTGGATTAATAAAAGATAATAATCTAGATTTAATTGGGCTTACAAGTGGAGCTAATATTACAGCAGAGGCATCTAGTCAAACCTTGTATTTAAATAAAACATATTCTTGGAGGATGACAGGTTTATCAAATTATTTACTTCACAACAATGATGAGCTTGACCCTGCTCAAAGTGGTTGTGAAACTGTAACAGGTACATCAACTGAAGCATCTCAATATGATGAGATAAGGTTGCGCTTTGTAGATAAGGGGCTAACACTTGGGGCTACTCATTATTTAGGTGGTATAACATCACTTCAAACTAACTATAAATATAGTGAAGAATTAAATGGAAGGCTTTTTACAGGTAATGTTAAGATTACCAGTGATGAAGGTGAGTCAGAGTACAGAGATAACTTTATAATATTCTCTGAATTAGCTAAGTACAGTGTTTTACCTATTAGCAACTACATACAGCTATCAGATTTGCAAGGTGGTCAGCTTATTGGATTGCGATCGATAATGAGTAATTTAGTTGCATTTATGGAAAGGGGAATTTTTATATTAAATGTCCCATCAGCCTCACCAGGTACTTGGAGTTTATCTGAGTCTCACCCAAACGCTACACCACTTGATAATAAGGCAATAGTAAAAACAACAGATGGTGTGTGGTATATGGGAAGAGATAATGTGTATTTACTAGATAACTCACTTAACTTAATACCAAAAGGTGAGCAAATTCTTAATACATATAAATCCTATGTAACAGATATAGCTGACAAGGGCAAGTCAAGATTATTTTATGATGCACAAAATCAAAGAATATTCATGAGAATGCCATACTTCCCAAATGGTACAAGCACCTCATTATTTATATATGAAATGAAAAAACAGATATGGCACGAGCATGTCCTAGACACACAGGCAAACTTAGCAACTTACTTTGAAAATATGTCAGCAGATAATAAAGGTAACAACTATTATATTGGAAAAAGAGGTGCGCATGGCGATGTTTGGGCTACTGAAGATGCAAGTTCATCAGAGTCATTAGCAATGACCATTACCACTGGGTACCAGCAATTAACAGACTTAGATAGGCAAGGTATCATAAGGAAAATAATGGCTACAGGAACAAAAATTAGTGATGGGAGTGGTGATGGGTTAGATATTACAGTTACATCAAAGACAGATAGTGGTACGACATCTTTAATAAAGACCTTGGAAAATATGGTTTTAAGTGATACAGCAGAGGTTACAGAGTCAAGAAGAGTTGGCCACAGAGGAAAATATGTTAAAGTGAGTATAGTCTCTGCATCTGATGCAGATGAGAACCAAGAAATAAATGTAGTTGATGTGGACTATGATGTATGATAGGATATAAGACAGATAATAAAGATATAGACAAATTAATATCTAGGCTTGAGGATATTTTACAGGACCTAGAGGTAAGAATAAAAGCCCTAGAGGAAAAGGTAGGAACCTAAAATGACTTGGAATGAATTAATAGATAGATGTTTACTTTACACCTCATCATCAAGAGATATGTTGAGAGAGCTAATGAAAGAGGCAGAGGAAGAGCTCTGTACTAGGCTTGAGATATACGACTCGTTGTATGAGATAACTGTACCAGCTACTACATCTGGTATGGGTGTTGAGCACACACTCACTGAGGCAAATGCTGACCATAACTATATGGCATTGCCAGATGAGTATATAAAGGACAATTATGTTCTATGTAATGGAAAGTATCTAAAAAAGATTACTGAGGCTGATATATATAGAGACAACTCTAATCAAGTGTCACCAGGAGAACCTACTGGATATACAATCTCAGGTGACTTTATTATATTTGATAAGATACCAGACACAGGTGATAATATTGTTTTAAGCTACAAGTCAACTTTAGATAAGTATACAAATAATAAAATTTTTACCATACTAGAGGTTGACTCAGGGAACAACTATATATATTTAAACACTGATATAGCCACTGAGTTAAATGGGTTAACTGTAATATGTGGTGTTACAAGCCAAACCCTTGCAAGTGGTGCTATGTCTACTGTGGGTACATATTTAGGTAGTATAGACAGGACACATAGCAATGTAATATCTGTTATATCAAATACACCAAATAAAATAGCTAGATACACACTTTCTAGTGCAACTAATTTTATAGAGGGTTCATTGGCTATGGTTGTTAACTATAGGAGTATTGCCCCACTTATACCAAAAAGATTTCACACATCATTATGTGATTATGCTATAGCGATCGCAAGTGTCAAGTCAAACCCTGTTTTATATGATACTCATTGGAATAAATGGCTAGGGCAATTAGAGAGGCATATAAATGAGGGGCAGGACAGAGATTTGATACATTCAGTTAGGGAGGTTCTGTAATGCAACATATTTTAGAAAAGATTGATGGGTGGGTTCAAAATGGACCTATGGGTAATGACAAAAATTTCATAGAATGGTTAGTCCCAGCATTAGTTGGGGCGGCAGTTGATGTTTTTCAATCAGATGCAGAGAGACGTGCATATAGAGCCTCAGCAACAGCACAAAGGGAACTAGCACAAAAAAATTATGAAACCCAAGTTGAAGCACTAAAAAAGGCTAGGGCTGAGGGTACTAGAATGGGGGCTGGTGAGGCTATAGCATTACAGAGAATGGAAAAGGGTGCAAGAGAAGGGACAATGGATGTAGATTTTCTAACCCAACAGGCAACAGCACCAGTGTACCAGGCTGGTGCAGAGTCAAGGCAACAGGCGCAGGGGAAGGTTATAACACAGGGTCTAGAGGGGTCAATTATAGCACAGGAAGTAGCAAGAAAAATTGATACTCAAACTATGCAAAATATAGCCCAACAGGCACGCCAGATAGCACTTGCAAATGAGGCAACAAAAGCACAGGCAAGTCAAGCACTTACAACAGCTCAACTTTCTAGAGCAGAGAGATTGAAACAAATTGCAATGGACTATCAAACAGGCTTAGGACAGGCACAAATAGCACGTGACCAAGCCCTGCATCAAGCTACAATATCTGATATACAAGCTGAGGCGGCAAAAGCGTCTGCTGGTTTCAACGCGGCAACTGGTTTTGCAACGGCATCTTATATGGGAATAGCACACGATTTAATAACACTACCAGATGGGTCATACTATGACCCTAATGCATAAGGAGTTTTAAATGGGAAGATTATATCCAAAAGGGACATCTTTAGCTACTATTTTAAATAATAGAAAAAAAGCAGAAAAAGAAGCCACTGAAAAAAAGAAAAAAGAATCTGACAAGGCACAGAAAATAGCTAATAAAAAAAGGCATGGATTTGACATCACAGGCATGAGCAATGACCAGATAATTGCAAAAATGCTAGATAATCAAGAAAAGCACTATAATAAAATCAATGAGACTATGGATGATATTAATACTGCTGATAGTGATGTTGTAAAAAGAAGGAAGCAGAATGTTTTAAATAATGCTTATAAAAATTTACTTGATTATTCTCAGGTATTAGATTCACTTCAAAACACAGATGAAAATTATAAAAATGCAATAGAGTCAATTTATAATTCACTTGAAGATGAAGAGTGGCCAACTAAAATGAAAAAATTTAAAAAGCACTTAAATAAAAAATCAGTTGTTCCTTCAGAAGATGGTAGTTTTCAGGCACAGGATAGTACATCTACCAAACCTCCATCAAAAAAAGAAAAAAGAATTGACGAACTTCTTAAAATTATAGGAAAATAATGTCTGAAATTAACCAAGAAAAAATTGATGCAATAAATGAGTTGTACAGTATATATAGGCTTGACCCCTCTGCTTTTGATGAGGAGCAGGGCAATGCTATTAAAGAAGCATATAGCTTAATTGGAGATACTACAGGGTTTAAACCACTACCCTCAGTAAGGGATACATTTAAAACACCTCAAATAGAACCTACAATACAGGACTCAGTTGTAAGGGAAGATACTAAGCCTGAAATTATTAAGAAAAAAGAAATTAAACCTAAAATTATTAGCCAAGAAGAAATAAAACCTGAAGATAAGGTAAAGCCAGTAAAAGAATATAGGGCAAGAGCTGATTACCCAGAGGGATTTTTTGACAGCAGAGAAAATGTAAGTGATTTAGGCTCTTTTATACATCACTATGCACCAGAGACTGAGAACCCCACAAAGGCATATATAGATTCTATATCATCTCAGCTTGGTATAACACCAGACACACCATTCCACAGAATAAAGCCTGAGGATTTAGTCCCATTAATAGCAAAGCAAGAGGGCTATGGTAGACCAAATGTCCCTGCAACAAGGAATAATAACCCTGGTAACTTAGAATTTGCAGGTCAGCCTTTAGCTATTGGTAAAGACAATCAGGGATTTGCTATATTTGAATCTCCACAGGATGGTGTAGAGGCCTTGATAAACCAAATAAAATTAGACCAATCAAGAAGTAAGAAATGGTATAAAAAAGAAACAGATATGGGATTGCAAAATTATTGGGATGATTTGTACCAAAAATACTACGATCAACTAAATCAGGGAAAAGATGCTGATGAGATGGCATTATTAGGCTCAGGTCTCTATGGGGGCTCACTTGTAAGTAATGCCCTAGATAATAAGGTGCTGTTAGCAAAAGAGGATACTATAAAGCCTCTTGTTGTAGGTGATAAGAATGTTGCTATTGTTAAGGTAAGACCTGATGGCAGTGTATTTGAACCTTCCCACACACCAGGGATAGACCACTTAAACTATGTTCCAGTTATTGGTGATGCTAGGTCAAAAATAAAGTACTCAGATAAAAGAAGGGAACTAGAGGAAGAGGGATATAGAATACTTAACCTTGACACCCAACAGATTGAGCCTACACTTAGTGACTTAGAGGATATACAGCATGGAGCAGTAAGTGCTGATAAAAAAGGCTTTATGGATGTAATGCGTGATGCGTGGGAGGACCCTGCAAAATATGCACCTATTACAGGTTCTTATTATGAAGGTGAAGAGTTATGGAAAATATTTACAGCGGCTAAAAAACTAGAGAATGCCAATGGGGATATGAAAGCTCTTTCAGATAATGAGATAGAGCTGTTATATGACTTTGTACTTGACAATGAGACTGAAAGGGACTTTGGGGGTAAGGTAGCAGAGGTGCTTGTTAATATGCCTTCATTTTGGGGTGAGATACTTGTTACAGGTGGTGCTCTGACTGCTGGTAAGTGGGTTACAAAGAAAATAATAACAAAGGGCTTAAAAGAAGGGCTTGAAAAACAGATTAAAGATAGGCTTATTGTAAGGGGTGTTAAAAAGACAGCAGAGGTTGCACTGGTAACGATCGCAGGTTCAAATATTGCTATAAGCCCAAAAGCAGATGGCTCTATTGGTTTTGCTGGTAGGGTTGACAATACAGTAATAAAGAAAATTATACCAGGATTAGAGACTGCTACCTTGGGCAATGCAAACCTTCTCACAATTACAGGTCCTGGTATGGACAAAGACAAGGCAGAGGCACAGGCTAAATTTGAGACCTATTTAGAGTTTTTCTCTGAGCAGACAGGTCCAGCATTTAAATGGGCAGGAAGAGGGTTGGGTAAACCAATATCAAAATTATTCAATCAAATAGGGAAATTACCAGGTGGAGATGCAATTAAAAGAACTCTAACTAATAATGCCTTAATAAATACCCTTAGAAAAGCAAACCCAAATGCAAGTGTACCAGACCTTAAAAAGATAGCTGAGAGATTGGGGTACCATGGAATCCTAGAGGAAATGATGGAGGAAAGGGTTGTTGATATAAGTCAGCAAATAGCATTAACAGCATCAGACCTAGGCATTGTATCTGATGACTTTGATAACCCCAACTATGAGTGGAATCTTACTATAGAGCAATTATTAGTAGAGCTTACAGCGTTTAGTGCTCCTACTGGGGCTATCAAGAGTGGTCAATATTTATTAAACTTCTCATCAGAGCAAAGATGGAAAAATTCTACAATAGGCAAGAAGATTGCAGAGGCCAGAGAGATTGGTGTACCTGAAGAGGAGCTAGAGGGTAAATCAGAGGAAGATAAAGAGAAAATAAGAGCAAGGCACGAACAGGCTTTATTTATGCTTGAGTTTTTTGCAAAAAGAAATCCAGAGATGTATGACAAGCATTTTATAGTTGATATTATACCCCAACTTAATGAAATAACAAAAGAACAGCTAGAGGAAATGGGTCTGTCTATGGAGGGTGAGGGCTTAGATGCTGATACTCCTGTTGCTAGAATATTGGGTTCAACAGAGTATAAAACCTTTGAAAAGAATGCTAAGGTATTAATTAGTTTATACCAAGGTGCAGGTGCAGATACAACTGTTGAGGAGTGGTATGGTGCAAACTATAAGTCTTTATCTGAAGAAGAAAAAAACAATTTTCAGCAGTACTATGAGAAATATATAACTGATTCATCCTTCAGGGCTGAGGTTAATGAAAGGATATCTAAGGTTGAAGGAGAGCATTTCAATAAGAACTCTGTATTAAAACCACAGGAGCTATTTGAAAAAGATGGTAAGGCACATTTCTTTGAGGGTGGTGTATTATATGAAAACTCATATGTAGGCAAGATATATAGAAAACTTAAGGATATGTTTGATCGTTTATTTACTATTGGAACTGTTGACAAGAGTGTAGAGAAAATATATAGAGATGTAGGTGTAGGTGAAAAGATAGTTGAGACTAAGGATATTGAGGCTAAAGAGGTAGAAGAGATACCTGTGGTAGAAGAGGGAACCCCTCTCGAAGAAATTGATAAATGGATTACACTTGGTGGTCAGGAATTAGTTTGGGATGAGGAGTCAAGAAGTTATATTCCTAAGGTAGAAGAAGATAAGCCCAAAAGAGAACCTATTACAGTTGGTGAACAAGATATGGTATGGGATGAAGAAACCCAAAGCTATATACCCAAAGAAGAAGAAGATAAAAAAGAAGTTACTGTTACAGGTGTTAAACCAGATATAAGAGATGGAAAGTTAATAAGAACAGTAGCAGAAGAATATACAATTAAAGAAGGTGATGCTGTTTTTATTGGAGAATCTTTTAATGTAGCACATAGGGTGGTAAAGGTAGAAGAAGATGGAATAACTGTAATGTCTGGCAAGAGAAGAAATCCTTATAAGCAAACATTAACTTTAGATAACTTATTTACACCTAAAGAGATATATGAAAAAGAGGCAGGTATTGACCCTGTAAATGTCATAGAAGTAGAGGGAGATAAGAAACTTCAAAAAGAATATGAAGAAAAACTTAAAAAATCAACAGAAGTAGATAAAGATAAACCTAGTTTCCAACTAGCCCCTAAGAAAATAGCAGATTTATTTACAGAAGACCAAACTGATAACACTGGGAAATTAGCAGAAGATAAAGTAGAATTATCACGCATTACAGATACTAGGCTACCAGGTGGAACCACAAGAAATGTTTATAATATAAATGGCAAAGTTTTAAAGATTGCTAAAAACCCAAGGGGGTTAGAACAAAACAGTTCTTTAAAGTATGGAGACTTAGATATACTAGGTAGTTCTGTCCCTAATATATATGAAATAGGTTTAGACTATATAGTTACAGAGAATGTCCCTAGAAAAGACAAAGAAACAAGAAAATTCCTCAAGCCTCTACAAAAGTTTAATCAAACAGATTTTGATAATAAGACAGCAGATTTACAAGATGTTTTATTGGAATTAGGATTAGAAGATTTTATGAATTATGAGGTGCTATGGAATGATTTTAAAGCCTTTAGAAATTGGGGACAAAGAAAAAATGGTGATTTTGTATTAATAGATGAAGGTGCATTAAATAAAAATATAACATCTACTTCTAAGATTCCAGACTGGGCAAAAGAAGAATGGAATGAAATTAAGTCAAAAAGAAAAAAAATAAGAAAACTTACCCCTAAGGGTAAACCTAGTTTTCAGCTTACTCCTAAGAAAAGTGTATTAGATGTAGCAAAAGAATTAGGTGCAGGGAAAACAGAACCAAAAAATGAAGATAAGGTTAGTGTTGCTGTAGTGAAGGGTATAAGAGATGTTGTTAAATCTTTAGAAGATGAGAATATTGATTTACATGCAACACTAGAGTGGTACTTTGATTCTATGGACAAGGCACAGGATATTGCAATGAATGAGGTGCCAATAGAAAGCCCTACAGATGCATTATTATTTAGAACTATTTTAGCCCTACAAAGTCAGGGTGCTAAACCAGAAATACAATACAATACGACAATAGGTTCCTATGGTTATTATAAAGATAATGGTACATTTAATTACAATCCAAGCACAACCACAGGCAAAGAAGTTTTGTGGAGTACTAACATAAAAGATAAAGATGTAATGGTTGGTGGTCTGGAAAGTGGTGCTGTATATAAAAATCATAAGAAATTAGAAGCATTAATAGAAAAGTTTGGACTAGAAAAGGCTATGGAGTTTATCATTACCAAGCACACAGGTAGAGAGCTTTTAGATTTAATGAAAGAGCTGGGGATGCCTAAGCCAAATGTTAGAGTTGGCGATGAGTATTATGGTGCCAGAGTATTTGGACCTAAGATTGGTGCATTTACAATGAATTTAAATGGAGTAAGTGACATAGCAACATATGATAGGTGGTGGGTAAGGACATGGAACAGATGGATGGGAACCCCAACAAAGATAGAAAAAGGTGAAGAAAAAGTAAAGGGCACACCTACTGGATTACCTGAAGAAGATTTAATGAATGAGGCGATCGCTGAGATTGCAAAAGAATTAACAGAGGCAACAGGATATAATTGGACACCACCAGCAGTACAGGCAGTTCTTTGGTATTATGAAAAGGATTTGTATATTAAGCATGGTGCATCTGTTCCAGAAGGTGAGGACTATTTAGGTTCAGCAAAAATAAGAGCAAAGGAGAAAGGTTATGCAACCACACCCAGAGGTGATAAAGCAGTTAGAGGGATTAAGAGACGCAGGAGTGTTACAAAAAGAAAAGATATTGCCAGTCTTAAAAAAGCACCTTCAAAAATTAGAAAAAGGGCTAAAGAAAAAGCTCCTCAAGTAAGCTACCAACTTACCCCAGCACAAAAAGAATTTTTTAAAGACACTAAAGCAGTAGATAAAAATGGTGAGCCATTGCGTGTATACCATGGGTCTAGTACAAAGCCTTTTGATTCTTTTGCATTTGGTGGATGGTTTACATCTAACCCCTCTTATGCAAGTGCATATGCTCAGGTTATAGCATCAGGTGAAAATGTAGCATATACAGGGCTTACATTCCCAACACACGCAAGAACAATACCTTCATATATAAATATTAAAAAACCTCTTGAATTAAATTTTTTAGAAAGCAATGAACAATTAATTGATTATAGTACATATATAGATGAACTTGGGGCGATTGTTGATAAGCAAATACCAGAGAATATAATAGATTTATTTAGAGATACTGGGGAATCAGGTGATATTTCTGGTAAGGTTTATGCTTATGAAATGACTGATATTCTTACTATGGGCGAGGGTGAAAAATGGATTAAGAGTTTAGGTTATGATGGTATAAAAGTAAAAGAAGCATATCTTTCTGACCCTAATATTAGAGATACTGAATTAGAATATGTAGATACATACTTTGTCTTCAAACCAGAGCAAGTAAAATCTGTCTATAATGTTAACCCAAAAGAAGACCCAAAGAAAAGTTTTCAATTAGCACCTAAGCCTAAGATGTTCTCTACAGCAGAGACAGTTGCAGACAAAATTGAAGCCAAGAGTATGAAGGCTCAGAGCATCATACCTTATCTTAGAAAAAATGGTGTAAAGCAGGATGAAATAGATTGGTTGTTAATAGGTGATTGGTTAAGTGAGACATTTAAGCCAAATGAAAAGGTCCCCACAGAAAAATTAAAGGAATATATTAGACAGCACAAGGTAGTATTTAAGGCTGGGGCATTAGATGAGGGTCTGGTTATTGTTCAGGGTGAAGAATTTATTATAGATAACCCTAGACAAAAATTTTCACATATAACAATAGTAGGTGGTGAGGATTCTGACTACAGAGAGGTTGTAATAACCCTCCCAAAGAAAGAGGGAACCCCATATACATCAGAAGCTCATTTTGGTAATGTCAAAAACCCTGTAGCTCATTTTAGGGTAACAACAAGATACAACACACAGGGTGAAAAGGTTCTTTATATAGAAGAAGTCCAATCAGACTGGAACTCAACAGCATTTAAAATTAGAGAAAGCAGAGTCAGGGAACTTGCGATCGAACTTATAGAAAATAAAACAATTAACCCTGAAACCAATAAGCCCTTTACTATGGAAAATTGGGCAGAGGTTAAAAAGATTGTTAGTAAAAAGGTTCCTGATGACTATGGATATTTACCAAGGGCAATAGATAAAGCAAAAAGTGAACTCAAACGTAAATTTGTTTTTCACAATAGTACAATTTCACAATTAGTGGAAAATATATTTACACTAGAAGGCCTTGAAAATAATAAAATCCTTGAGGGTCTATCCCCAGAGATAAAGAAAGCTGTAGGTCCAGCACTATATTTTCCCCTTTCTGGTATTAGTGTTTGGAAAGAGAAAATGATTTTTGAGAATGAGCAAGACTATGAGGTTCAATACAGGGTCTTTAGGTCTAGGATTGTAGATTCTATTATAGGCATTCAAACATCTTCTTTATTACCAATAGAATCAGCAGAAGCAGAGAAAATAGTTGATTCTTTTTTGAGCATCCCATTTAATACTACTGAAAAATATAAATTACTTAAAGAAGGTAAGGTACCTATGCCAGTAGATATGGTAGAGTATCTTTTAAATAACCTAGAGGATGCTACAATGGGGGATGTTTTAAGGTTTATTATAGGGGAGGTTGTAAATGAAAGGAAGATAAGAGAAGAATCTAATAGAGTTAGTGCATTATATGATTCAAATGCAAAGCCAGATAACCCCTACAAAGAAACTAAAAAGGGTAAGCCTTGGGTAAATTTAGCGATCAAAAGAATAATTATGTATGGTGTAGAAAATGGATTTGATAGAATTGCTTGGTCAGATGGTGCATTCCAGAATAAAATAAATAATATAGCAAGAGGGGCATCAAGTATAGAGTACAAGCGTATTAAAGGAACCAATCAATATGAAATTAAAGTTTATGACTTAAATGGCAATAGAATTATAGACCATCAAAATTTACCAAATATAATGACGCTAGATAAGATGGATTCATATTTTAATTCAAGTATAATTGATAGAATAATTAAGGGAGAGGGGAAAAAAGTTGAGCTACCAGACTTGGAAAAGATGGATAAAGAAGGGCTATTGGATGTTATAGATTCTTCTGAAGGTGGATGGACAAGATTAGAAGATGGTAACCTAGACTCATCTCCAGTGTTTCATATGAACCTATATGAAAGGTTTCTTCCTAATGGCTTTAAAAAGATTGGCAAGGGCTTAGGTGTTGGTGTTGAGACCACAACTCTAGAGATAAGTGGTGAGCTTGGTGATAGGATGCCTGATGATGCTGACTATATAGACCCCACTTTGGATTCTCGTTGGATGTCTAAAAAAGAAGTTAATGACTTAAAGTTGGATAAAGATGAAATTAAAGGGTTCCATAGGTTTAGAGAAGTTGATTTAGGATTTGACCATTTAGTTTATGTTGTGGCAGAAAATAAGGAAACTGGCAAATTTAGTGTTTGGAGGATTGAGGAAGATATAGAACAAGTTGACCTCATATCTTCTAATGTAAGCTGGAAACATATGGTAAAAAGCCTTATTGGTGAGGAAGTAGATGCTAGAATTGATAGAGAGTCTATACCCTTACCTAAAGAGCTTAAGAGCAAGGTTATAAATGAGGGTCTTCCTAGTTTTCAGTTGTCACCTAAATCTAAGCCACTTGATGTGTACAAAGACATAAACCCTAAGAATATAAAAACAGCAAGTGAAGGTGATAAGGATTTCAATCAACGTGAGCATAAAGTAATTCCTGTATCCACAATACTAGAAAGAATTAGCCCAGTAATACATAGTAAACTTTTAAGGCTCCAGTTTAATGTTGGTGTCAAGCAAAATAATGCCAGAGATAGAATTAATGACTTTAGAAAAAAAGTTAATAAGATGAGTAAAAAGGACCAAGCTATCTTCAAGTTGGCAATGCTTAATAGTGACTATGATACGATGATACCACTTGTAAACAAATATGAAATGCATACTGAGTTTGCAGAGGCTAGATTGGTATTAGAGGAAATTAGAAATGGTCTGATTAGTGTTGGTGAGGATGTTGGGTATATAGAGAATTATTTTCCAAGAAAGATTCTAAATCTTCAGGGGCTAAGGCAGAGTCTTAATCAAGATGCGCCTACTAAAACATTTATTGACTCACAGATTGAACAAAGAGAACAGGATTTAGATCGCAGATTAACATCAGAGGAAGAGATTGACCTTATCAATAAGCTAATAAGAGGCTACTCATACATTAAAAGTAAGCCATCATTCCTTAAGGGTAGAAAACTTGAGCAAATAACTGCTGACCAAATGGAGTTTTATGAAGACCCTATTGCACAGCTTGGTAGACACATTGATATATCAATAGAAAGAATAGAAAATAAAAAGTTCTTAGGGCATTCTGATGCAAGTGAAGAGTCTATAGGTGCATATATTCAGCGCTTAAGAGATTCAGGTATGGAAATATCTGATGCAGAAGAGCATAGAATATTTAGAGTGCTATCAGCATATTTTAACCATCAGCCTATTGGTGGTATGATTGGAAATATAAAAACTTTAGCCTATGGAATTTTACTATCAAGGTTCACAAATGCAGTAACTCAGGTTCAGGACCAAGTATATAGTGTATATGAAAATGGCTGGAATCAGGTGAGAACCATAAAAAATATTTTAAGATATTTATTCAGAATGAAAAGAATAAAGAGAACTGATATAGGTGTTGAAAAAATTGCTCAGGAGCTAGACTTTAGCCTAGAAGGCAAGGGGTGGCAGGGCAGGTTAACAAAATTAATAAATGGTGGTATTAATTTGGTGTTTACATTCAGTGGCTTTACGGCTATGGATGGAATGGGTAAATCAAATATTATTAATAGTGCAATTCAAAGATATAGGGCAAAAGCTAAAAAGAATAGATTATCAAAAAAGGATAAGGACTATTTAAAGAACTTAGTTGGGGAGGAATACGATCAATTAATTGAAGATTTAAAACTAGCAGGTGATTCACCTACAATGCTAGAGTTGTTTTTGGCCTATGCAAGACTTGCGCATTATCAGCCTATTGGTAGAACTGAGGTTCCCTTGGCCTATCTAGAGTCAGGTGCTATTGGAAGAATGTTTTATATGCTTAAAACTTTTGGTATAAAGCAGTTGAATGTACTTAGAGATGAGGGCTGGGACATTATAAGTGGAAAACAAAAGGGCAATAAAATAAAGGCAACAGCAAACTTAATGTACCTAGGGACTTTGATTGTATTGGCAGGTGCAGGTGGCGATGAGTTAAAGGAATGGATGAAGGGTAAAAAATCTAGATTCTCAGAAAAGATAGAAGATAATTTACTTAAGATAATACTTGTGAATAAATACTTTGCAGATAAAACAAGAAGAGAGGCAGTTTATAAAGGTGTTATAACTTCTTTTATAGAAAATTTTCAGAAAAACTTCCTCCAACTTACAGCACCAACAGTACTTGCAGAGGTTTTAGATGCCTTGATGAAAGAAGTATATAAAGAGGAAGATGCTAAACCAAATAAAGGGACTAGATATATACCACTTATTGGTGACCTTCTTTATACTAGGAGAGATTTATCAGAGGCAGTTGGCATAGGTGGTAGAGGTAGAGATAGTTATGTCAGGTATAGGCTTAATGATTATTACAAGGCTACCTATAATAAGGACACAAAGAAACCTATCCAAGGGGTATTACTTGACTGGGAAATTGATGAGTATATTGAACTGATAGAGGATGCTAAAAAATATAGTGTACCACAGGTATCTTGGAAAAAACACAAAAAGCATGTTAGGAGGTTGAAAAAATCAAAGAGACAATAAAGAAAATAATTAAATATGTTTTAAAAGATTTAAATATGGACTCAGAAGAGGCAAGAAACTTAGTATACAGGACAGGTATGGCTGAGAGTGGGTACAGGCATCTAGAGCAGGTAAAGGGTCCAGCTCTTGGTTTTTGGCAAGTAGAACCTGCTACAATAAAAGATACTGTATATAACTATGCTAAGTTTAGACAACCACTAATGGATAAATTAATTAAAAGGGGTTTGCTGTTAGACGATTTAGATAATAGTGTATTATCTTCATTGTATTTACAAATAGCATTTTGCAGATTGAAGTACAGAAGAGATAAGCATCCAATCCCTCATACACTTAAAGACCAAGCAGATTACTGGAAAAGAGTGTATAATTCAGAGGGTGGGAAGGGAACCCCAGAGCATTTTATAAAAGCAAATATAGCATAACTAACTATGGAACCATTTGATATATTAGAAAGGTTTGGTGTACCTGTTAGTATGTGTATTGCTTTTGGATTTTTTATCTGGAAGCAAAACAAGTTTATACAAGATGAGTTGCAGAAAGAATTAAGAGAGTCTTTTGAGAGACTTGAAAATATTATAGATAAGGATTTTAGGAACATAGTAATTGGTTTGATTAATGCACAAAAAGAGAACCAAATTAAATTAAGTGAAATGAACAGAAGCTATAAAGCTATTGTTGAAATAATGTCTTATCTGTCAGGTAATGGGCTTAAAGAGAAGTTCTTACGAAAAAAGACAGATGATGACTGGTAACCTAAAAGGAGAATTTAAAGATGAAAGACACATTAAGAACGATCGTAGACACACCTGTATTAGGAATGGGAACAGCATTTACAGGCTCATTAATACACTACTTAGAGGCATTTAACCCAATACTGAGTTTTGTATCATTAGCTATAGGTATAATTGTGGGAACAGTTACACTCTGGAGGATGGTTAAATAATGATAGTAAAGTACCTTTTAAAAAGGATAATTCCCATAGTCAATGGTGTTATAAGTGACACGCTTGGGTGTGTTTATGATAGAATTGAGGCATTAGAAATAAAATTAGATAAACTAGAGAAAAGGAGAAAGTAAACATGCTAAAGAAAATAATAATGGAATATCTTTTTGATGAAGAAAATAAAAAGGAAATTATTTCAAAGTTAAATGAGGAAGTCAATATCCCTTTTATAAGTGAGAAGACAGAAGAAAAGGCTATAACTGCTGTTTTTGATATCTTCCAAGAGGTACTTGAGAAAAAACTTTAACAGATTATAGGGATGGGGCTTTTTAGCCCCATTTCCCTTAAATAAAACAATCCTTGTTTAAATCCTACAATTCTTTTAAATTACATTAAAGATAGTTAATTGTAACAAACACAAGGAGATGTACTATGGGAAACAAGGTCGCTAACGATCTATTGATAGAACTAGGCAAAACCACACCCTTAGAAGAAATCAAACATAGAAAACAAAGCACAGGCAATGGCAAGTTTATTAAGTTGTCATATGTTGATGCTAGGTTTTGTATGGACAGATTAGATGAGGTGGTTGGACCTGCTTATTGGAAAAAAGATTATAAGTTGATTGGAGCCACACTATATTGTGGTGTATCTATTCTTGTAGGTGAAGAGTGGGTAACTAAATGGGATTGTGGTAGTGAGAATACTTTTGAAAAAGAAAAGTCTCTTGCAAGTGATTCATTTAAAAGGGCTTGTGTTTGCTGGGGAATAGCGCGAGACCTATATAGTAATAAAAGAAGTGACTCCCAAGTCACATCTCCAAAGGCTGACAATAATGCGCCTATAGTTGGTGGAGCATCAACTTCTGGCGCTAGTCAGCCAAATACAGTTGGGTTTGGAAAACATGCAGGTAATGAGTGGGCAAAGGTACCATTAGATTATGTGGAGTGGGTTGCTAGTAATATGAAAGACCCAGCAAAAAGCCAAGCTGATGCAGAGTTAAGAAGAAGAGCTACCCAAGCTGAAAATGTCCATTAAGCTAGTAGAGAACACTGTATATGGAAGATACTATGATATAGGGGGCTTAGTTGTCCCCTCTGTCACCACTGTTGTAAGGGGTGGAAGTCCTATGCCTTACTTCCTAATGAAACACATAATAAAGAACTCAGAGGGTGACTATGATAAATATTTATCTAAGACATCTGAAGCTCTAAGGGTAGGGAGCTTGGCTCATGATTATTGTGAAAAACTTTTATTAGGTGAGAGTTTTGAAGTAGAGAATGATGCAGAGGTCCAGAGGGCCTTAATTTCCTTTTGTGCTTGGTATAAAGAATATAAACCTAAAGTAATAGCAACTGAAGAAATTTTATATTCATCAGCTATTAATAAAGGTAGGTTGGTATATCCTTATGCTGGTAGGTGTGATTTGGTTGCTGAAATAGATGGTGAGATTTGGATGATAGATTTCAAAACAGCAAAGCAGATAAGTGACCCTGCATTTGATATACAGCTAAGTATGTATAAAAATCTCTGGGACATAAACAATCCTGATAAGATAATAGATAAAATGGGTGTGGTTCATTGCAAGAAGAATTTTATGGGCAAAGAGCCATCTAGGAATACTAGGTTGTTTAAAGAGGTTAAATACTCACCAAAAGCTGTAGACTCAGTTGTATATCTTTTTAATCTATATAATGATAGTGTTGATAAGGCTGGATACCCCAAGACAAAACCTAGCCTACAAACATTCTTTAAGCTATAATGGTTAAGGGAGATTATATACTTATATTTGATTGGTTGATTGGCGATCAAAATCTTTCAGACAAACAAAAACTTCTCTTAGCAAAAATAGAAAACTTGGATAGAGATAGGGGATGCTATGCAAGTAATTCATATTTTGCTAACCTTTTAAACACAACCAAGGGTACAATAAGCAAGTTAATTAGTGACTTGGGAACCAAGGGCTATATCAATGTAGCAGTAGAAAGAAATGACAATAATATGGTTATTGGTAGGACTATTACTATAAACACTACCCTATGGGCGAAAAGAACCATACCTATGGTTAAAAAGGGAAAAGATATAAATACTGATTTAAAATCAAATATAAATAAACGAATTGATTTGTTTGATAAAAGTGTTAGGACTTTTATTCAATATGATAAATCAATATTAGATGAGTTTATAAACTATTGGACTGAATTAAACCCATCCAAAACAAAGTTTAGAAAAGAGGGTGAGAAATTCTTTGATATAGCTAGGAGATTAGCTACTTGGGCAAAGAATAGCAAGGAATATAAAAACAAAAAGAAATCTACCACACTAGCTAACTACAAGCTAGATTCAACTGGAAAGTTCTTCAGGGCTTGGTGCAGTAAGTGTAATACATCTGAGTCATATAGTAGCTTTGAGATAGGTGGCAATTCTAGATGCTGTGGTGGTAGTCTTTCACCAACAAAGGGGGGATAAGATGGCATTAGCAATAGAACCATTTCTAGAGGAGTTAGAGCCAAGCTATGTGGTAATATCCAAGGATAAATGGGAAAGAATGATCGCTATAAAAGATGATTATGAGCATTTACAAAGGCAACACGACAAGGCACTTAAAGATATGCAAAAACAAAACTATAGGATAAAAGAATATGAGAGAGCACTTAGAGATGTCCATAACAGCCAAGGCTTATAAAGTACCAGGAAGATGTGAGATGTGTCATTCTAATTATCTTAGGACACATCAGTTTTTCCATTGGGAGGGTATGTTAACCAAAGATAAATTAATAGTATGTAGCAAGTGTGCTAAAAAAGAAGCAGGTAAAAAGTATTGGAACAAGGTTAGGTGATAAAAGATATATTAGATATAGTAGTGTATATAATGTTTATTCCAATGTTGTTTTTTATATTAAATTTGCTGAGGTCATTATTATAGTTAATCACTTAGATTTATTTTCAGGTGTAGGTGGCTTTTCTTTGGCCTTAAAAAGAGCTATTGGAAAAGATAAGGTGGGCTGGGTAGGGTACTCAGATATAGACAAACATGCAAACAAAGTATTTAAAAGGAGATTTCCAGATGCAGAAGGACTTGGCTCAGTTACAGATATTCAACCAGAAAACCTCCCAGAAAGAATTGACCTTGTCACTTTTGGAAGCCCTTGTCAAGATTTCTCGATCGCTGGAAAGCGAGGTGGCATCTCAGCAAATAGAAGCAGTTTATTCTTTGAAGCAATGCGAATCATTAGGGCTAAAAAACCCAAATATTTTGTCTTTGAAAACGTCAAAGGTCTTTTTTCAAGTGGAAAAGGAGAAGACTTTACAATCGTACTGCGAGAGATTGCCAACGCTGGGTATGATGGTCAATGGGAATTACTTAATAGTAGGTTCTTTGGAGTCCCCCAAAACAGAGAGAGGATATACCTTGTTGGACATCTTAGAGGACAACCCAGACCAGAAGTATTCCCTATCAGAGAATCAAGTAAAGAGCTTGACATCAGGGATGCAGAAGTCGCGAATCCTCTCCAACACCCTGGACACTCAGGGGGAAACTACAGAGGAATGAATATGGTTATCTGTACAGATGATGGTGCTAGTGAGGACTATCAAGCATCAATGAAAAATATGTCTCCCTGCTTAAAATCTTCACGTTCTAACTATAAACTAGAATTTAAGATTGCAGATTATAGAAATGATGAGGGTTTTAGGATTAGGAAAGATGGTAATTCTCCTTGTTTATCACAAAGAAGACACTCAGATAAAGATTTATCAACAATGCCACCTATCGTTATTGAAAACACTTCAAAAATAAGAAGATTAACACCTGTGGAATGTTGTCGTTTACAATCTTATCCAGATGATTGGAATGATTGTTGTTCAGATAGCCAAAGATATAAACAGATGGGCAACTCAATAACAGTTAATGTAGCAGAAGAAATATTCAGGAGATTATATGATGTTTAAATGTACAATATGCAAAGCAGATGCAGACATTGAAGAGGGTGGTATAGAAAAATGTTTGCTGGGTATGATAGAGGCATCTTTTTGTGTTTTTTGTTTATCTTCTATAATAGATATGATGGGCTATTTGGAAACTGAAAAACATATTAAAAGGAAATAAAATTATATGGTATCTAAAAAACAAACAAAAGAATCAGAAATGTTAAAACTTTTAAATGGTGATGATAGTACAATAATTGATATAGAATCTAGATATCCAGAAATGACAGATTTATTAATTATGCATTTTTACAACTCATATAAGCTGTTTTGTAAAAAGCAATCAGACTATGGTGATGGCAACATTAGATTAGGTCGAGACATAGACTCATCCAATCAAACCTCCTCCTCAGTTAAGGATAATGTGTTAGCTCAATTTGGTGTTGCCATTCGTATGAGTGATAAAATAAATAGACTAATGACTTTGATAGAAAAAGAATTAATGAATAATGGAGACCCAAACAATGAGAGTATTGAAGATAGTTGTTTGGACATTATGAATTATGCAAACATGTTAATGATAATAAGAAAAAATAAGTGGGGTAAATAATGGAAATAATAAAGTTTGTTAAGTATGAATCAGGAAACATTATGGGATTCCTTGATATTAAAACCAGTGAGGGTTTTGAAATGAAGGGGTTTAAATTAATTAATGGAGAGAAGGGTATGTTTGTAGGTGCGCCATCTCAAAAAGGTAAGGATGGAAAATATTATGATTTAGTTTGGATTCCTAAGGAGTTAAATGAGAAACTTCTTGACCTTGCTTCAAATGAAATAGACTTGACAGCATCTCAATCAAATCAAGATGTGCCATTTTAAATAGTGCATGTTGATTGTTGAATTAAATAAAAACTTATGGGAATCAACTACAACAAATAACATAAAAGAGGAAAACTTGGAAGATTATACAAATCAAAAACTGATGGAAAAAAAGATTAGCGATCAAAATGAAGAAATTGCTAAATTAAGAAGTCAGTTAGAAGAAGCAAGAGCACTTTTAAGGTCAATCGTAAAAGCACTTCTGGAACAGAATAATGCAATAGGTAAACAAGCAGAACCTGAACTGGAGAAGTTAGAAGATGAACGAAGACCTGATACTGGAACTCAATAGCCAAGCAGAACTATTAGACAGTGGATTTGATGATGCTATAGTAGGTGTTGGTTTTAATGCCAACAAGGATGTCATTGCTATATACAGCAGGACTGGATGCATTGATATTATTAGCAGTCAAGGAATTGAAAAGATAGATGCTACTGAGTTGTTTAATAGAATGGCATCACAGCTATATGGTGTACATGCCCCAATGTTTATGGCTCTTTTATGGGAACTTGATTAATGGGGGTGAGCAAGGATTTTACTAATTTGGTGAAAAGCCTGATGACGTCGAAAAGAAAAGCCAAGCAAACCCCCAAACATAAAGACCCTGAAAAAGCTCTGAGAAATTATATCACAAAAAAGTATGGGAAAATTACTTGAGTTATAAGCAACCTTTCAAAGAAAGAAATAAATCCAACATTGGCGAAGAGCAATGTGAAAAATACCTTGAGTCTAAGGGTGTTACTTATACTAGGTATGGATTTGATTGTTTGTTCGATGTCCACTGGAAGAAATTTATGTTAATACCAGAGTTTTTAAGGTGCACGCCTGACTATATGGTTATGACAGATGACAAGGCAATGCTATTAGAGGCAAAATATTGTGGTGAAATCCTAAGATTAAAAGTAGATGATATGAGACAATATGGAAAATGGAATGATATTGTTGATGTGTTTTTCTTTATCTATTCGTCAACCAAGAGAACCCACAAAATATTAAACTATAAAAAACTAATTAATCTTGCATCTATGTGTGAGATAGATAGATATGAAGATAACAATAAACCTTATTACAAGATAAACTTTGAGGATATATAATGACAGAAAAAAAGATAATTTATAAAATAAAGCAGGTATCTCAGGGAAAGTGGTGGATAGAGCAGTATCTAAGAGATGTTTGTTCTACAAGGAAGGATAGGTTTCAAAAGAGATATGAAAACAGTGGTACATGTTAATCAGCATAAGATAAAGAGCAATTCAAAGACTGGTGCAAGAGAGCCAGTAATAACAGCTAAAACATATAAAAGTAATAATTATTGTTATGAAGTAGCGATCGAAGGTCCTTGCAAGGTGGTATATAGACCTGATAAACCTTTATCTTGTGGTGCTAAGGTCTGGATTGAAACCAAAAGTGATGTAACCTGCATAGATGGCTAAGAAAACCCCAAGACAAAGGGTTGTAAAAAGATTAGATACAATAGTGTCTATAATAATAAGGGAAAGAGATAAGAAGTGTGTTCAATGTGGTTCCCCAGAGAATTTAACTAATGGGCACGTTTTCAGCAGAAGGGCATATTCAACTAGGTGGGATGTTTCAGATGATGGAAATTGCCACACTCAATGCTGGGGATGCAACTACAAGCATGGAATGGATAACTATGATTACTTTACCTGGTACACTAAAAAGTTTGGTCAGGAAAGGTTTGAACAACTTCGCAAAGAGTACAAGACAATAAAGAAGTATAATACTTATGAGTTGGAGGAGTTATACGAACAGTTAACACAACAACATAAGGCTAACAATGAGAACCAAATTAACAAACTACGAAAGGATAGTGGACAAACTTGATGCGCCAATAAGAGACATAGAAATAAAAGCATGTTGGTTTGGATTAAAAAAATCAGACCTATCATATAGTGATAAGATAGAATACATACAGAACCATTGGAATGTAAGCAAAGAGACAGTGGAAAAAGCAATATATAGTAAGTGAAATCTGCATCTGATATAGGACACGCAGGTGAGCTATTTGCATTGTTTACAATTTATATGCAGGGATATCATGCCCAGCGATCGCCAAACAAGAGACCATATGATTTATTATTAGAGGTTGATAGTAAAATAATAAAGATTCAGGTCAAAACCTCAACCCACAAAGATAAAAACAAAAAGAATGGTGGATATATTTACCAGCTAAGAAGAAGAACAAGAACCTTTGTAAATCAAAAAGCTATACACGTTGATTTTAAATATAAGCCTGAGGACTTTGATATATATGCGTTTGTTCAACCTGAGCTGTTAAAAGTTGCATTTATCCATAGGAGCCAAATAACAACTAAGTATAAGAAGATATTACAACCTGCTGATTATTGCCTATATCCACTAAAAGAGGCTCTTGAATTGGTATGATACTGGTAGATATATATATAGTGTGTGCTTTGGGCTTTGGCATCATTGATGAAATAAGCAACCTTGAGAACCCTAGGCCTAGACCTATTAGAGAGTATATACTATGCAACTGGAATGAAAAAGACTTTTACAACATTGATGGTGTCTGGGTTTTAAGGAAAGAGTGTAGTACTGATAAGGGGTTTAAAAGAAAGGCTAGGGAATCTTACTATAAAAAAAAGGGGCTACAAAAGTAACCCCCCAAATTTAACACATCTCCTATTTAATTATCATTGCTATCATTCATAATACGTGCATCATCATTTATAACAAAGTCATGCTCACAGATATGTCTTTGGCTAAAACAACCATAGCAATCATCTTCAATAATATCAACTGTGTATCCTTCTAGGTGATATAAGCCCTTAAACTCACCTTTAGAACAAGGTTTTAGATTTAAGAAATCTTCATCAATAGATTCATAACTCCATTTCTTTATAATACTCTGATAAACATTTTTAGTTACCCAAATATTAGCCCAACCATTCCAATATGTTCCATCAGTAAATCCTTCCATATCAAAAGAAAATGGTTCTGTAAAATTCCATTGAACTTTTATCTTTTTAACTTTTTTCTCTGTTACATCAACCATTTTAACAACCTCTTGCCCATCTATGTTTTCCATAATTCTTTTTTTCATTACTTGTTCTCCTTTTCTATTAATTCATTTCCAATTCAAATTTTTTAGACATTTCTTTGCCGAGTGGTGTTTCTGTAAAAAACTTTTTTAAATATTTAAAATCTAATTCTTCATCAAGAAACTGAAAAACAAAAGCCCAATCTCTTTCTGTTTTAGGCTCATATTTTCCTAACATTTTTTTTATTTTTTTTATATTTGGAATTTCAAATTTTTGATTTTTCCATACAGATAAGGGAAATATTCCATTATTTATATTTTCTATAATCAGAAGTATTGTCCAAATAACATTTTTCTCATCTCTACTTAATTTTACTTTCACTATATTCTCCTTTTTGGTAATAATTTAATAATGTTAATAGCCTTATCAACTGCTTCTTCTAGCTCTTCACAATGATTATTTATTACCCCATCTTCAATCATCTCATCTTCATCTACAATTTGAAACATATTTGAGCCTAAATGATTTGAAACTTCCAATAAACAATCCAATAATTTTTCTTTTTTCATTACTTATTCTCCTTTACATATATTTGCAATGCTTTATTCATAGCAACCTTTAAGGATTTATAAAATTTACCTAATGGAAATGTTTGATTAGTTCTGTGGTTATGAACCAAATACACTTTCTTGCTATTCCAATGTTCATTTATCTCTTCTATATAAATATTATCATCAGATTTAAGTTCATATAAAGTATAATTATCATCTTTTACACAATTAAATTCATTCATTACTTGTTCTCCTTTACATGTTTATCTAAGATGTATGCAATATGTAATCCAATGGTTCTCATATTGTTTTTAGCATCCTTAGATATTTTATTTTTAAGTTCCTTGGGCAATCTAATGCTACAAAATTCCCAATCCTTAGTAAGCATATTTTTAGTAGTGTCTTTCATTACTTCTTCTCCTTAATTGTTATTTCAAATACCTTGTTAATAAATTTCTCTTTTTGTTTAGCATCTTTAAAATCAATATTATGAACTACAAATAATAATATCTCATCAAACTTACATTTCTCTTTATCAGTTAAATGAAATCTATCTCCCCAGATACAACCTTTTAAAATTCTCAATGTTTCAGCAAGTTTATTCATTACTTGTTCCCCTTGTTTACTAATTCTAGATATTTTTCATTGATTTCAAAACTACCCTCATCATCAAAAAGTCCAACAACCTTACACCATTCTCTGCAAAGTATTTTTACAAATTTTACTACATCTCCATCACACTCAACGAACCCACTCATAGTATATTCAACTAAATCTTTGTTGTCAAATTCCCCTAAATCAAATCCATATTCATCATAATATTTAGTTCTATATCTGTATTGATTTATATCTGCATAATCCCCAACAGATACATTTTCATATCCTATTTCAGTAGCATCACATTTTCTTCCATCTGGTAATGTGAATATAATATTTTCCCCACCAAAATATTCGCCATATTTAAATTTAATTGTTATTTTTTTCATTACTTGTTCTCCTCTTTATTCCTATTAATAAAAGCCATCATAGATTCAACATCTTCTTTAGTTATATTGATTATATCTGTAGAATGTTTATCTTCATACTTTACAATGCTAAACCTACCATCACCATCATCTACTATTTCAACTGCCCATTTTCCAAACTCTTTAATTGTTTTAAATTCTACTCTCATTACTTGTTCTCCTCTTTGATATTTGATAGTATTCCCTTGCCATAAGCATAGCCATTTTCTATAGCCATTTGATTTATTGTATTGTCCATTTCTATTTCAAGCTCTTTTTTAAGCATTTTCAAAGAAAAAATCTGCCCTGCAATCTGTAGTTCCTGCCACTTTTCAATAGGTGTATTGCTTAGATATTCAATGTTCTTTTCGATCGTTTTAATTATTTCTACTTTCATATTCACATCTCCAAATGTTGTTTATTAATTTCAAACCTCACACTAAAAATATGATGAATAAAATTAAGAAGCAAGTATTATTTGTTAGTTCCAACAAATACCTTATAAACTAATAAGGTGATTTATGTCACAAAATTAGGTTAATATTAAAGTATGACAGAAGTGCTTTTCTTTGCCATAGGGACAGGAATGGGATATTTTCTATCCCTTTTGGCATTTAAACAAGGTTCCAAGACAGTTCAACAGGCAGTTGACACATTCACGCAACCTAATTTAACCCCAGAACAACAAGAACAAGAAGAGGCTATTACTACAGAAGAGAATATATATAACTGGGGAGAGATGGAAGAGGCTCTTGATAGATATACAGGTGTAAAGGTAGACCCTATGAATGACTTGGATAATATCGATCCTGAGGACAAGGATTTTGAGGAGTTAAACTGATGCCAAGAAGAAGGAAGAGGAGTTTATCTAAGGACTGTAAGAAGATACTTAAGGGCAGTGGTAAAAGTTTTATGAAATTTATAAAGAAGATGGGCAAATGATAAACAAAGAGATATCATTGGGCACTATATTATCTGCCTGTACAATACTGGCTACATTTATATATACTCAAGGAGTAACTGCAACAAAGATTGAGGAGTTAGAATCTGATAATAAGATTGCAATGACAAGGGTATCTAATGCAGAAAATAATTTAAATGAAATCAATGTAAAGATAGGAAAGATGGAAACCAAGATGGATGAAGGGTTTAAACACATTGAGAATCTGATACTACACGAGCTGTAAGGAGCGTCCACATGCCCATAAAAGAACCAACGAATATTGAGAAAGCAGTAATATGGTTAATAAAGAACAATAAGATATTCACTAGAATAATAAATGAGGCCTGTGGTGAGGCATATGAGATAGGGTTCAGGACAGGGTTCTTAGAGGGTGGTGCAAAGTTTGGAAAGAAGTATCAGAAGAAAGTAAAAAAAGCAATGAAGGGTATGTACAAGGCTTAGGGATGATATTACACACAAGGCAAGGACAAAGACCTTAGAATCACTCTCCCTATTAATTTAAAATCGATCGCTAAGAGGGGAAAATAACCCAGATAAAACAGGATGAAAAACAGAGATAGCAAAGGAAAATTTATTAAAGGTGTTAGTGGTAACCCAAATGGGAGACCTAAGGGAAGTACATCTACTGCTCAAGCATTTAGAGACCATCCAAAGACAGAGGGTATAATGGAAAAGATACTAGAGATAGCAGGTACATTAGGCACAGACAATGAGCATAAAGATGCAATGTCCTGTGCTAAGTTGGTTGCAGATAAGAATGTACCTACATTAAAGGCTCAAGAATTAAATATAGAGGGTGATATAACACCTGGTTTTGTGGTATTGCCTGAAGAAAAACCATCGAAGAAGGAAGAATAATATGGGAGCCACACGAAGGTCCACAGAGACAGGCCTTAGAAGTAGGGGATTGTTATGAGATATTATATGGTGGAAGTCGTGGTGGTGGCAAGACAGATTGTGGGATTGCTTGGTTACTTAGGGCTAGTGAGCATCCTTTGGCTAGGATGTTGGTTATTAGAAAAAATTCAGAGGATTTGTCTGATTGGATTGACAGAGCAAAGAGAATGTTCCCCAATGCAAAGATATCTGGAAAACCAGCAGTCATTAGGTTCCCTAGTGGAGCGATCATCAGGACAGGTCACTTAAAGGATGACCAGGCCTACACAAAGTACCAAGGACACGAGTATCATAGAATTGTCCTAGAAGAATTAACTCAGATACCATCTGAGGAAAGCTATTTGAAATTGATATCAAGTTGTCGTAGTAGTGTACCAGACTTAGAACCAAAGGTATTCTGCACTGCAAACCCTGGTGGCAAGGGGCATCAGTGGGTCAAGAAGAGATTCATTGATAATCACGAGCCTATGACTGCATTTAAAGATGAGGTCTCAGGTCGTTATAGAATGTATATACCTGCTACCATAGATGATAATCCTACATTAGTAGACGCAGACCCTGATTATGTTGCATTTTTAGAGTCTTTACCAGAGCCACTTAGAAGTGCTTGGAGATATGGGGATTGGAATATATTTGCAGGTCAGTACTTTGTAGAGTGGAATCCTGGTAAACATATTATAACAGAGGAAGATGCTAAAGCTCTGGGATATGGTGATTTAAATAATAGAAAGTACATAGGCATTGACTGGGGTTATGCTAATCCCTTTGCATGTGTCTGGAGCGAGGTAACACACGACAACAAGGTCTTCTTTTATAGGGAGCTATATGGGATTGAAAGACACCCAGCACAATGGGGTGAAACGATCGCTGAACTATCTAGGGATGAAGAAATATTTAGTGCATTAGGTGACCCAAGTATGTGGGCTCGTAATCCAATGGCTTGGAACAAACAAGAGACACCATCATACACTGATAGGTCGATAGCCAATGCTATGATAGATTACATCCCTAACTTAGTACCTGCTAATAATAGTAGGGTGATAGGTTGGAGAAATATGGCTCAGTTGATGCACTATGATAAGGAGTCTATACCAAGGTTCTATATTATAAAAGGTACCTGTCCAAATTTAATAAGGACATTGCCTGATATGATAAGGGATGAAAAGAACCCTGAGGATATAGACACAACATTAGAAGACCACGTAATGGATGCCTGTAGATATAGCTTGTCTCATATACAAGCACCAATGAAAAAGTTAAAGAAGAAACCTGCACTACAGCAACAGATAGAGAAGTTATTGCAGTTTGAAGATAAAGATGAATCTGAATTTGATTTCAGTAAAATGTAAGGAGAAGGTATGCCAGAATATAAGGGAAAGAAATATCCATATACAGCCAAGGGTATGAAAGCATTTATCAAGGCTAGGAAAAAGAAAAAGAAAGGTGAAGTTGACTATCCTCACGATGTATCAGCAGGTGGTGGTCCTCCAAGTGGTGGTGGAGGTGCTGGTTAATGCCAACTGAATATGATAAAGTCCTAGATGGTATGGATGTAGAGGTTAGGTCAGAGCCAAACACTACACCAAAAGACAGGAGCATTGTCAAGTATATGGATAAAATGTTTGATGAGGCTCAGAGGTCTAGGGCTCATAAGGTTCCTAGGTGGAGAAGGAATGAAGAATTGTATAATGGAGATTTCTTTAAGCCATTTAAGTTGCCTAAGTACAGGTCAAGGGTTGTTGCTAATACAATTCACAGCACAGTAGAGACTATGTACTCAATCTTAACAGATAGATTCCCCAAGGTAGATATTATGCCATTTACTGAGGAACAAGTTCAACCAGCCCAGTTAGCACAGGAGGCTGTAGAGAGTGAGATGAGGAAGCACAAGGCTCTCAGAGCGATCAATGGAATGAAAAGAGATGGTCTTATATATGGTAATGGCTTTGTTAAAATGAATTTTACAGAAGATGGTATTGAGTATACTTGTCCTGATATATATACAGTGTTTGTAGACCCACTAGCTACCAATCTTAATAATGCAAAGTGTGTTATCTTTGCTACTCCAACATATGTAAGGGATGTAAGAGAGAGTTATGAGAATGGTAAGCATGTTAGAGCAGAGGGTAAATTAGATGAGTATAAATCATTTATAAGAGGTGCTGGTGATGAACAGCAAGGTCAAACAACCACTGCATCAGGTGGGTTGTCAGGAACATCTTCTCATACAGGTGTAGCATCATCAGATGTAAGGACAGATATGCAGGTGCTATCCCCATTAGACTCCACAGATTCAGGTGAGTTATTTGGAGGTCAGGTTTTATTAAAAGAGGCTTGGCATTTTGTAGGTGATGAGTTATATATAACTACTTGGGCAGGTAAGGTACTACTACAACATACAGTGGCACCCTATGATTTTATACCACTGGTAGGGTTTCAAAACTATCAAGATGAGCATCATT